ACCAGCGACATCGGCGATTCGACCAACGCTGGCCCGGTTGTTGCCCTCACGCTCTGATCTTGACCAACTAGGAGAGAACCCAAGATGAACTTCGTTGCCAACACCAAGAGCGTGGTTTCGCTGTCGGCTGCCGCTGGCGTTGCTTCCGCCGGGACGCACACCGTGGCGATCGACTGCCTCGGCTACGACACGGTCAGCATCGACGTGGGCTACCGCTCGATCGCCAACACCGCTGCCCCTAGCGTTGTGACGGTCAAGCACAGCGACACGGACGGCAGTTACGCCACCATCGCCGGGCTCGTCCAGGGCACCGACTACACGGTGGCCGGCGTGACCAACACCGCCGTCGTGAACGTGACTCGGTTCGACATCACGACCAAGGATCTCAAGCGATACCTGCAAGTCGCCGTGACGCCTTCTTCGGAAGCCACTGCGAACGCGAGCAACAACACGATCGTCGTAGCCTGCAAGCTGGGCAAGGGCGAGCGTGGTGTGGACTCGGCTGCCGACGCCAACGTCGCGTGCTGGGTGGTGAAGTAAGACGATTTCCCCCTAACCCATAGGAGGATGCCGTGGGCGCGGCGTCACCCGTGGCAGGCGTAAAGCCTGCCCTATTGAACACCGGCAGCGGGCCGGTGCGAGTTGCTTGTGCAATGTCGGTGCCGAGGCTCGGCTTTCAGGACCATGTGTTCTGCTGGCCTCGTGGCTTGCTGCCGTATGGCATTTCCCCGGTTCGCCTGGAAGGTGCCTTCTGGGGCCAGATGCTCGAGCGTGTCATGGACGACATCGTCCAGGTGAACGAAGCACCGGGCGAGCCGCCGCTGTGGATTCTCACGATGGACTACGACACCATCTTTGGGCAGCAGGACTTGCCGAAACTGCTGACGTACGCCACGGCGTCGGACTTCGACGTGGTGGCTGCCATCCAGATGAAGCGCCGCAGCGACGAGCCGCTATTCAGTATGTGCGGCGAAGAAGGCCAGCGGATGACGGAAGTGTCGCGGGACTACTTCATCCTGAACAACATCGTGCCGGTGAACACAGCTCACTTCGGGTTCACGCTTATCCGTGCCGACGCACTCAAGAAGGTGCCGCACCCGTGGTTCCTGGGCGTGCCGGACAAGGATGGCAAGTGGGGGCCGGAACGCACGGACGACGACATCTACTGGTGGGGCAAGGCCCGTGAGCATGGCGTCAAGTCTGGCGTCTGCACTCGGGTTGTCGTTGGCCACGCCGAGGTTCACTTCAAGTGGCCTGACGAAAGCATGAAGGGACTGTTGCAGCACCCTGGCGACTACTGGGATGCCGGCGGCAACCCACCGGAGGCAGCATGGAAGTAGTATCACCAACCACGCTGCGGCTGCGGTTCGTCCGCCCGTACCAGGCTTATCGCAAGGGGCAAGAGATCACGCTGCCCAAGGGCGTTGCACGCTCGATGATTCTGTCTGGCATCGCCACGGAAGTGCATGAGCAGCCAATGCTCGAGTTTGCCGTGGCACCTGAGCCAGTTGCAGAGCAAGCCATTGCGCCGGTTGCCAAAGCTGCAAGACGAAGGAAGAAAAAGTAATGTTCCAGCCATTCGGCTCACTGTTGCAGCGGTATCGGTCGCTCGTCGTGTCCACGGCCAGCGGCACCGGCGACCGTCCCATTAGCGTTGACGACGCCAAAGAGCATATTCGTGTCATTGACGACACGGCAGACGACACCTACATCGGCACGCTGATTGATTCGGCGACGACGTGGGCTGAGAACTACTGCGACCGGACGTTCGCAGATAAAGCGTACACGGTGGCGTTCGACGACTTTTACGGACTCCGTATTGAGCTTCCGCGCCCGCCAGTGCGGTTGAACGCAACTGCGGCGAGCGCCACCGTTACCATTTCCTACGTCGACACGTCCGGCAACACGCAGACGATCTCGTGGGCTGAAAGCGGCACGCAGGATTTCCGCCTAGACAAGGACCATACGCCTGCACTGGTCTACCCGCTGTACCAGGCGACGTGGCCTAGCGTGCGGCTGGATGACAAGGCAGTTCGGATCACCTACCTGGCGGGGTACGGAGGATCTACGTACGTGCCGGCACCCGTGAAGCATTGCCTGAAGCTGATCGTGGGGCTGTGGTACGCCAACCGCGAGATGATTGGCACCGTGCCGCAGGGCATTGCCATGATGCTGGACCAGTACCGATGGAGGCCATACGTATGAGTCTCGAAGGCCGTATTGCCATCGACGTGAACTTCACGGACACGAGCACCGCTGGCGGTGCGTCGAGCGTGAAGAAGATCAGCTTGGTGGACACGCAGGCGTATAGCAGCGGCAAGGTTGCGGTCGTCACGGGGACGGTTGGGACGGCAACGCAGTCCATTTCGCTGAGTTCGTATCTTGACGCTTCCGGTAGTGCTGTAAGCATCACGTCGGTTTCCAGAATTGCATTTAAGTGCAGCGGAAATACGGCTGGTGCCGTAGTGAACTTTCAGGTTGCGCCGCTTCCGTTATACGGCCCAATCAGCAAAGGGGAAACGGCAACAGGAAACCCGCCCGATGGTTTTACCACCCCCGGCGGCTATAGCGTTCGGTCGTTCAATGGGACGGTTGCCTACACCGCCGTCTTCTATGGAACCTAGCCATGCTAGACAGCGGCAAACTAGACACGCAGGCAGTCATCCAGACGCCAACCGAAGGCACGAACAGCATCGGCGAGCCGACGCTGTCGTGGGCGACGTTCGCAACTCGCTGGGTTGCTATTGAGCCGCTGTCCGGTAGCGAGCAGGTTGCCAACATGATGAACCAAGGCACGACGACGCACCGTGTGAAACTGCGGTACACCACAGGACTCAAGCCGAATATGCGGCTCGTGGCTGACGGCAGGACGTTCGAGATCACGAGCGTGGTGGAAGTGGGGCGGCGAGTAGGACACGAGCTACTGGTTACGGAGCTTGTGGACTGATGAGCCTCATCTTCCGAGTCGAAGGCGTGCAGGACATCCTTGAGCGGATGTCTCGCATTGCGCCAGGAATCCAGAAAAAGTACCTCGGCGGTGCCGTCAAGGCAGTTGCTACGCCGCACCTCAAGGACGTCCGCTCGCTGGTTCGCCGTGGCCCTACTGGCAACCTCAAACGATCCGTTGGGGTGATTGTTGAGAAGAAGCGGAAGTCCCGCACCGCAGTCGCCGTGCTTGGCTTCCGGCGTGGCGGTGGTGGCAAGAAGACCACAGAGCGTGGCTTCCATTCGTGGTGGATCGAACACGGCGTGAAGGCTCGCACGTCAAAGAGCGGCAAGATGCTCAAAGTGCCGGTGAAGGGCAACAAATACCCTTACCTCAAGGGCTTGATGTCCACGAGCGTGGACGGCTCCAAGGCTGCCTACTTCCGCCAGGTCAAAGGATTTGCCGGCACTGGCAAGTTCAAGCGGTGGGCTGATGCCAACCTTCCCGGCATCCGGGCGGCATTGGAGCGTGAACTAGGCACCGCCGTGAACAAGGCGATTGCCGAGGAAACCCGCCGCGCCGCCAAGGCAGTGGAGAAGAGCCGCTAATGCCATCCACCACGTACATCGACGAACTACTTCGCCAGGAACTGGCGGCATCCGCCGAGATCGCCAGCCATGTAGGCAGCCGGATTTACACCGTCCAGGCACCGCAGGGGTCTGCGTGGCCGTGCCTCGTGGTGGCTCGCAACACCCAAGGCAGTGAGGCGTTTGCCCACATGCTTGGCAACTCGGGGCTGACCCGTGCCACGTACATGGTGTCGGCGTTGTCGGACTCGCTCGAGGAGGTGCGAAACCTCGCAAGGGCGGTTCGGACGCTTCTACAATACAAGCAGACGGAAGGAATCCGGCTGATCGTCGTCACGGACGAGGACGAGCAGCAGGAGGAGTCGCCAGGTGGCGAACAGCTTCCGTTGTACCGCACTGACTTGACGATTCAGGTCACTTACACCGCGTCGTAAGCACGGAGGCTGAAATGGCGATTGATATTGGACATGGCTCGTTCGTCAAGTTCGACACTGCTGGCCCGTTAGGCAGCAACGTCACGGCCCAATACCGCGTGGTCGATTTTGACTGGTCCGGCGTAAAGCGATCGGATCCGGTTGATATTTCGCACATTTTGAGTACCGCAAATGAGTTTATTGCCTCGCCTGTTTACGATCCTGGCGAGGTGAAGGTCAACGTCCAATACGACCCAAGCATTTCGATTGTGCCTCGAATTGGAGGCACTGCGGCGACGGCGACGAACAGCGTTGTGTGGCTCGTCTTTGCAAATGGTGGCAGCAACAATTTTGGCTACTCGGCTTACGGCCAGGTGCAGGGCATTGATTCGGTCAAGGCAACGCGCGATGACCTCATGACTGCCACCGTGACCATCAAGCTCAGTGGCGAACTTGGCACGGCCACGACCGGTTGGTAACTAGCAGGAGGCGCGGACTGTGGGACTTACTCGGGAAGAGATTCTGGCGAAGCGTAGCGTGCGGCCACGGCAACCCGTCGAGGTTGACGGGCTTGGCACCGTCTACGTGGCGAAGTTCAGTGCCAAGGACCGGGACCGCTTTGAGGAGATCGTCACCGGCGGCGTGCCGGGCAAGGTCAACCTCAAGAACGTGCGTGCCCAGGTTGCGGCGTTGCTCATCGTTGACGAGGATGGCAAGCGGATGTTCTCGGATGGTGACGCCGACGCACTCGGCGAACTGGACACCGACACCATCCAGGCTGTTGTCGATGCTGGGTTCAGGCTCAACGGGATCAAGAGCGACGAGTTGGAGGACGCCGTAAAAAACTAGAACGCCGGCCGGTGATGCTGTTTCTCTACCGGCTGGCGTTGAAGCTAGGGATCGACAACGTCCAGGAATGGGCGGAAGAGATTTCCTGGGAGCAGACAAGGGAGTGGATGGCGGCCTGGCAGTTGATGCCGTGGGGCGACGAATGGTTCAGGGATGCGGTACTCATGGCACAGCAGTTCAACGCTCACCGAGATCCCAAGCGTAGCTCGGCGATGGAGCCGCAGGACTTCATGCCGGTCAAGGAACGTGAGAAGTCGCCTGACGAACTGGCGGCCAAGTTCCTGACGTTTGCCGCCGCCGTCAACGCAGCCAAGGGGTGACGCATGGCAGGCAACTTTGGCAAGGTAAACGTCAGCATTGCCGCTAGCACGGGCGGGCTGACAAAGGGTCTGTCTGACGCCCAGCGGCAGATGCGTAGCTTTCAAGGCAGCATCCGCAGGATTGATTTTGCGTCATCGTTTGTGGCCGCAGAGCGTGCGGTTTCATTGCTTGCAAGCACGGCACGCCGCGCCTTTTCTGCTGTTTCTGCGGTTGTGCGGTCTGCTTCTAACTTGACAGAAGAGCAAACGAAGTCTGCCGTTGTGTTTGGAGACGCTTCTGCGTCTGTCGCTGAGTTCGCAGAATCAGCCAAGGCCATCGGCATTTCTGAATCCGCTGCTCTTAAGGCAGTCGGAACGTACGGAAACCTTTTTCGCTCAATGGGGTTTGGCGAGCAACAGGCAGCTTCGTTTTCCGTAGCGATGACGAGGATCGCAGCCGACCTTGCATCGTTCAATAACGTCACGACTGACGACGCATTGCTTGCTGTCAGGTCGGCTCTTGTCGGCGAAATCGAGCCTATTCGCCGCCTCGGCGTGCTGCTCAACGAGCAAACGCTTAAGGCAGAGGCAATGGCGATGGGGTTTGGCAAGATTTCTGGCGTTCTGCCGCCAGTAATCCGGCTGCAAGCAGCATACAGTTCAATCCTAAAACAAACGACGCTTGCCCAGGGAGACTTCGTCCGCACAAGTGGCAATTTTGCCAACCAGCAGCGAATTCTTGAGGCAAATTTTGAGAACATTTCAGTCAAGCTCGGCAACGCCTTCCTGCCGCTTCTCACTAAGCTGTCAAAGGTCATCAACGACTCGATGCCAGCCATTGAGGCGTTTGTTTCCGAGTGGACTGATTTCCTTGTCGGCGGCGCAAATCAGTTCGACGGTGCTGCCGTGTCGGTTGACAACTTTACGGCATCGATTCGTGCGTTGTCCGCCGAGCTTCGCACGTTGCGTGGTTATGGCGATTTGCTGGCGTCTCTTGGTGGTGCCGTTGGTGCTGGCGGGTTGATGATCGCCGAAGACACGACTTGGCTTCTTGGCCTGCGTGACGTGTCGGAGCAGTTTGGCGAAGAAGCAAAGGTGTGGGATGCCGCGACTCAGAATTTGTTTGCTGCCGCCAAAGAGCGAATTAACAACCCTACTGCTGCATTTGACAACGCTTTGGCAGACAGGCAGGCAGACGCAAGAATCTCAAGAGCAATGGAGCAAGCGAGGAAAGCTCGAGAGAACCTTGCCGCTCTAGACAGAAAAACAGCTTTGCAGACGTTTGGCCCAATTACAAAGTCCGTCTCTGGTGCTGCCACCAATGCGATAGACGCGGCTAAGAAAAACGCCAGCGGGCTTTTGATAGTCGCCAGGGAATCAGCGTTGGGGTTTACTCGCGCCGCCATTGGCGGACTTCAACAGCAGTCTAGGTCAATCATTTCTGAGTCTCTGCAGGCTCTCGTGGTTGGCACGGCAGAGGCAGAGGCTTTCCGCAACCGAATGGCTCGCGGGTTTGACGCGCGGAACGTTGAGGACAACGCAGCGAGAACAGCCAATGCCACCGAAGACGCTGCGGCTACGCTCAATCAGATTGAGCGATTGTTCAACAACGTTGAGTTTGGACTAGCAAGCATTGGGGTGTAAATGGCAATCGTTGACGCTCGCGTACTGCGGCGGCTGACATTATCGGAAACGAAGGACAAGCAGACGGTCAAGCTGTCTGCTGAACAGTCGTTCATTGTCATTTCCGACACCCGTAACCCGTTATTTAGCGACATACTTGCCAACACGTCCACGTTCACCAATCTGGGTGGCGGGGCGTTGCCGCAAGTTAGCGACGAAGTGACGGTCAACGGCACCACGCTTGTCGTGACGGCACGCAAATTGTCCTGGTACGACGATAGCGACCGAGTCGTTCAGATGGACGTGTCCTACGCCGGCGTTGAAGAGCAGCAAGGCGGGTCCGAGCCGCCCAACAACACCGACGAAGGCACCTGGCGGCGGATCTCGGCACGCACGCAAGCGATCACAATGCCGGCTCGAGGATGGACGACGCAAGCCGAGGCGGCTGCCGCCAACACGGAAGAGAAACCGCCACGCAACGCAGCAGGCGACCCCGTCGAAGGTATCGAAGAGAACGTCAACTGTGTGGCGCTGACGTACACCAACCCGGGCGTGGTGTCGCCAAACTTCGAGAACCTAAACGCCTACGCGAACACTTGCAACAACACGCAGTTCCTTGGGGCTGTGCCTTACACCGTGTGCTGCCAAGGGTGGTCCGGCGAGTTTGATGAAAAAACCCAGAAATGGAGCATATCGATTGAGTTCCTGTTCAACCCAAAGGGTTGGTACGTGGAATACATCAATGCCGGGTTTAACGAGATCAATGGCGGCGATCGAAAAGCAATAGTGGACAAGCTTGGTAATCCCGTGAGCACGCCTGTTCCGCTTGACGCCAACGGTGCCGCGTTGCCAGCCGGCTTTGCCGACGGCGACCTAGTAACCCTTGACCTTTACCCGTACGAAGCCAAGGAGCTTGGCAACATCTTTGTGGACTGCAACGTCTAGGAGCA